TGCTTGCTGAGTTGTTAGAGAACAATACACACGATCCAAACTCAACCGTAAACCGACTCGACATCTTAGAAATGGCTCAGCACGCCATAAGTGCCAAGCGTGAGGTAGAATGGAAAGAAGAGCGGGGAGATGTCATGAAATCAATCATGAAATCCAACAAGAACGAATATAAGCATGACGGAAAGGTTCTGAGAAAGTAATGCCCGCCGAGTCTTTTACATACACAACTTTTGATGTTTACGAGCAAGTTCGCGCCCTATTTGGTGACACCTCTGGAGCTCAGATTACAGACCAGATGGTTCTACGCTGGATAAACAATGGTCAGCAAGAGATCGTAAACAATAATCCAATTCTAAAAGATACTAAGTATGGCGACATAGTTGCCAACCAAAGCGAATACACTTTTCCTGACGACAAGGTGCAGTACATCGAAGCCGTCTACGTAGAGAGCCGTCCCATACGCAACCTTACGCCTCAGGCTTTTAGAGCGTACATACTTGATGACGACCCAACCATACAGGCAAAGTCTTCCTACCCAGATGTTTGGTACGAGCGTGCTGGGGTAATTACGTTTTACCCCACTCCTGAGGTGTCCTACACCAACGGGCTAAAACTTGAGTTCGTAAAACAACCGGACAAAAAAATACTCATCAGCACGTCAGAAATACTCAGCGTTCCAGACCGTTACCTTAACGAACTTGTTAGCTATGTCATGACGCAGGCTTTAGAGCTAGATGAAAACTACACAGGCGCAGAACTAAAGCGTAGTCAATTCCGGGAAGGATTGGACCGACAGAGCTTGAATGAAAACATAGCTCAGATCAGTTCATATCCACAGGTCATGCCTGACCCGGAGGACTACTATGTCTGAGGTAACCCAACAAAGATCGATCCAACTTAATGACTTCTCCGGTGGGCTAAACAACTATTGGGACGCATCTTCAATTGCTAACAACGAAGTTCCGTTTCTTCAGAACATGGAGTTCACACCTAACGGTGCATTGACTTCCAGACCTCCAATTGTTGACCGAGAGCTGGGTCACCCTATAAGCGCTGCAAGTACAGAGCACATTGATCCTCTTGGCTACTACACTCCAGAAGATGGAAAAGTCTTTCTGGTTGCTGCCACCGACGCTAAAACGTGGGTAATCGAAGTCCAGCAATATGGGTTTGGTTCCTGGACTGAAATTTGGACATCAAAGGCCACAGCCTTTATCCAATATGCCAACCAAGTAGTAATGTCCAAAGCGACAACAGGTGGCGCTCGTTGGGATCAAGCAGATGGTCTTACTGCTATTACAACTATGCCACCTTTGTTTACGCTAGTGCTCTTTAAAGAGAGAATGTTTGGAACAGGCTTACACGCTACTGCAAACGAGACGGCAATTTTCTGGGGCGACGTTATCTCACTGGATCAGCCTGCAGGAGTCTACACTTGGAATGCTGACTCCTATATATATGTAGGTCGTGGTGACGGACAACCGATCACTGAGCTCGTTGCAGATTACAACGGTCTAATTATCTTTAAACGAAATGCTACTTACAACTTTGTTTACAGCGCTCTTCCCGAAGAGGGCACGGTGTCCTTGGTGGCCACCAACATTGGCGCACAAAACAAGCGAAGCGTTTCTGGCTACCAGAACGGCATGGTAGTACTCCACAACAGAGTTCTTTACAAGTTTCAAAACAACGTTTACGCACCAATCAATGCTCAAAAAGTAAGATTTGAATACAACGACACTTTTGATTCTTCAACAGCGCTATTAGCTGAGTGCGTATCGGTAATTGGGGATCGAGCACTGGTCTTCACTCAAGGAAACCTATACTCACTAAACCTGTTAACTGGCTCCTGGTCACAGTGGGAAACAACCACTAATCTTTCATACGTAATAGAAGTTCCTAAAGCACGAGGCTACCAATGGCGCTATGCTCGCGGGTTGGGCATTTCGGGCCAAGCAGCTACCAAGATTTGGTTTATTCAAGACTACCCAATATCGGAATGGAACGCATTGTCAGGCGGCTCTGTAGTCCTAGCTGGCGGATCTGAAGAGTTCCGATGTGTCCTGCGTACAAAAATCTTTGACTTTGATTCACCTTCCGAATGGAAAAGAATGTACTGGTGGGCAGCGGACATCTCTGCTAGTGGCGAGATTGAGGGAACTGTTACGCCTATCGGCATCCCTGACCTACAAAACACGTGGGACCAGCTTGACCAGTACACCTGGACATACTTTGCAACCAAAACATGGGACACCTTGTTTACACGCGACGTCAGTGTTTACACGACACAGGACGTTGTGGGCACAGGCCCTCAGAGAGTGGCTTTGAAAATGGACAAGGGCATCCGCTTCAGAAGAGCCTTTTTTGAGCTATACTTGAACTGTGATGGTACAGCTGATACGGCCCCAGCACAAATCTTTAGCCTGACACCTATGATCGGGATAAAGGCCAAGATGACTAAGGATGTATCCTAATGGCAATGGACTACTCTCAGCCGGGTTTCAACCCGTACGCTGCTGGAGCAAAGGTCTATGGCGGTAGCCGATACAACCCAACCATGGGGCCTGTTGACAAAGCAGGTTACAAAGAAAGAGACCGCGCCAGAGCTGTTCGGCGAAACGCACTTGGCGCAAAAATGAAGTCTGCTCAAAAGGGAGCTTACGGAAACTCTAACGTTGGGCGGTACATGTAATGGGATTCGCAGATAACTTCGTACGTAGAACAAATGCCGCCAACGCCAACGCTAATAACTCCTACGGTCCTTACGGCCCGTCGCCGGCCATGACCAAAACCACTTACTCTCCAAAGACTTATCAAATACCTAAAAACAATGCGTTTGGCCTCGGCACCAAGCAGGTCACAGGACTGCAGACTGCTAAGCCCACCATAGGTGGCCCAGAAAACTTAAAGCCTAAAGGGACCGGTTATTCCTCAAGGGCTGCTGCGATTGCAGCGGGCGTTAACGGTGGAAACAGGTCATCCACAAGTGGGAGTGGCTCAAACCTAAGTGTCTCAGGCTCAGGAATCCCTAAGGCCCCTAAGACCCCAGATCACCTAAACCTTATTCCCGTGTCACCGACTGGTGAGCTAATAGCTGAGCCACCGACTTCTATAGGCGGGCCTGAAAACATTCCTCCAGGCAACGGCGGTGGTGGCATAGGCTCAGGAGGGCCTACAGAGCCAGTACCTAGCCCACAGCAGGCCGAAGCCGAAGGCATGACTCAGGAAGAGTACGATAAACTTTTGGCTGATGCTGAAAACAACTTACTAGAGCCGGACTTTATAGGCTTCCAGGGAGATCGTGCTGCTGAGCTTCGCAGGCTTCGCAACTACAGAAATCAGCTATACGGCAACTCTGAGTTTGGAACTACAGGATCAGTCCAGCGACAAGGTGAGCTTGACGGGCTTGCACGTCGCAGGCTTGCAGCACAGGCTGCAGCATCTGGAACCCTGCAGGGTGGCGCATATGCTGGTACGCAACGTGGAACTGGCACGATGCAGCGAGCAGACCAAGACTACGCAATGCAGGAAATGCTTCGCCCTTACCAAGAGCAGGTAGCCAGCGACAGACTTACCCAGCAAGGCCTTAACTACGACCCAACGGCTCGAACATTCGGCCTTTCGGACTTTGGCAACCCTGACGACCTTATGGGAGGTTGGAGCTCTTCGACCTTCGCGGGTCAAGAAGCATACGCACGTGCTAGGCAGCAAGCATTGCAGCAATTACTACAGCAAGGGATAACAATATAATGGCATGGTGGGATCGAGTAGGAGAAGCAGCCTCTACGACAGCGGGTCTTCTTGGGAAAGGTTTCCAAAACGCACTCCCCGACATCGGGAAAAATGCTGCCAAGCTGGGTCTATCGGTCGCTAGGCAAAACGCTCTTACTTCGGCACCGATGATGGCCTTAAGGCAGGGTTTTACGTGGGTTGACGATGCTACAGACAGAAGGCTTTCTAACTCAGCCCCGGCTCAGCCTCAGTCCTTTGGTGGGCCTGATAGGCCAGCAGCGGCAGCAGCA